CGCCCACAACTACCAAGGCACAAGCAAAGCGGGCGACGTAATTATTACGCCAGCTAAATTGTCATGGGTGCAGATGGGAATGAATGCCGTTGATATGTCAATTATTGACACTCAAAAAGTAATTTTAAGGTCCTTGTGCCGAGTTTATGGCGTTGATGCTAAGTTACTAGGCGATACAGAGGCAAGCACGTTTAACAACGTAGAAACGGCTTATAAGGCGCTTATAAATAACGTAGTTAGACCGCTGCACGTTGAAATTAGAGACGTGCTAAACAATTGGTTATTGTCTAGCTACGGTAATAAAAATCTTTTCTTGGATTTCGATTACATGGCCTACCCGGAGATGCAGGACGACATGGACAAATTGGTTACCCAGTTGTCTGCGGCTTGGTGGTTAACTCCTAACGAAAAACGTGCCGCAATGAATTACGGCGAGTTTCAAAACGAGTTGATGGATAAGCCATTTATACCGCAAGGTTTAATGACCTTGGACGAATACGGAGCAGCGCCAATAGATAACATTGATAACGTTGGGGATTATGCCGAGACCAACGCGTAAAGATTTAGCACTTGCCCGGCAGTTAGATGCGTTGCAAAGAAGGTACGAAAAGCGTTACGAAAAGCAAATTTTTAGCGCTTTAAAAAAGCAATTAGCGCCTTACCTAGCAGCGATTAAACAAGCGGACGCAAATATTAACCGCTTTGATTTAATTTCTCCAGCACCATTAGCAGAAACAATGGAAAACCTTTACGTTGTTTCTGGTGTAGCGTATGCAGATGCAATGTATACGGCTATACAACCACCAAACAAAGCAACACGCGAACAACTGCGGGCGAAGTGGAGGGATTATATGAAGCGTTTTGCAGTTACCAACCTATCCGGGTTATTACTTGACATAAACAGAACGTCTGTTAATATAATTGAGCGACTTGTTGCCTCTGGTCTACGCGAAGGCAAAGGTATACCAGACATAGCGCGAGCAATTGAGCAAAGCGTTGCAACTATCTTTAACAATAGAGCCAAATTAATTGCAAGAACAGAAATGGTAAAGGCAACCAACACGGCTGCAATGCAATCCTCTGCAACGTCGGATTTTATGTACGAAAAGAAATGGATACCAGCGACAGACGACAGAACGCGAGAGGACCATTTGGCTATGCTAGATTCTGACTGGATACCCTTTAACGATTTGTTTATTGTTGGCGGTTTTGAGATGGACCGACCGGGAGACCCTAGCGCACCAGCGTCGCAAGTTTGCAACTGCCGGTGTAAGGTTGTGTTTAGAATAATGCGAGACGTTGACGGCTTACCAATGCGAAAATAAATTTATTGGTTTGCATTTTTTTTTAACCCTTTTATTTTTACAAAAAAAGCGCAATGATTTACAAGAATATAAGCCAAGGAATAATTGAAGACGTAGACGACGTTAAAGGCGTTGTAACGGGTTATTTTTCCGCGTTTAATAACATAGACTCAGACGGAGACGTTATCGTTTCCGGGGCATATAAAAAGACCGTAGCGGAAAACGGACCTAACGGTAAAAATAGAATTATGCACCTACTCCAGCATAACCCTTTAATGCCATTGGCTAAACCAATGGAGTTAATTGAGGATGGAAAAGGTTTACGTTTTGTTTCTAAGATTACCGAAACAAGCTACGGCAAAGACGTAATAAAGCTTTATGCCGAGGGCGTATTTAACGAGCATAGCGTTGGATTTGAAATTGTAAAAAGCGACAATAAGGCTGGTTACCGTGAGATTCGCGAAATTAAACTTTGGGAGGGTTCAACAGTTACTTGGGGAGCCAATCCAAACACGCCAATCGAATCAATGAAAAGCTGGGACAAGCCAAAGAGCGAGGAAATGATTGCAAAAATGTGCAACCTTATTCGTAAAGGCGATTTAACAGACGAAAGTTTGATAACTTTGGAAATCTGTTTAAAACAATTAGAAACACATTTAATTGAATTGGAAACAAAATCAGTTTTGGCCGTGGAATCCGACGCAAGTCAATTCGTAAGCGACGAAGACCCGAGCATTTCAATGGCAATTGAATTTGAATATTTACCAAAACTTAAAAAATTTATTTAAAACAAAATGGAAGCTATCAAAAATCAATTAGATTCAGTATTGGCTAAATTGGAAGGCAACGAGGCGTTGATTTCTGACGTAAAGTCAATGAAAGAAGCTGGCGAGGAATTCAGAAAGAATCTTTCTGCTGAGACCGCCAAGCTAAACGAAAAGGCAAGCGCTTTGCAAGCACAACTTGACGTTGTAGACGCAAGAACTCAAGCCGGTTTCGAAGGTGCTAAGAAAGGTCAAAATTTCTCTAGCGAATTAGAAAGAGCATTTCAAACAGATGCTTTCGGAAACTACAAAAACGGAAACGCTAACAAAGTTAAGTTGGACCTTGAATTGAAAGGCGCTGACATGACCGTTGCAAACGCTTACTCTGGTGAAGTTATCCCAGCGGAACGTGTTCCGGATTTGAAGTTTGACCCTAACAGACGTATTCACGTTCGTTCCCTTATCCCAGTTGGACAGACCTCTAGCAACCTAGTTCGTTTCGTTCGCGAATCAGCTTACGACAACGCTGCTGCTCCAACCGCTCAAGGTTCTGCTAAGCCTCAGTCTGATTTCGATTTGACCGCAGTAGATAGAAATATCCGTACAATCCCAACTTTCATGAGATTGACAAAAGAAATGTTGGATGATACTCCGGGCCTTATCGCTTACTTGTCTAGCCGTGCGCCTAGCAAATTGTTGAACGTTGAAGATACTCAAATTCTTTACGGTTCTGGTTCTGGTCAAAATTTGCATGGTGTTGCAACTGACGGTTCTGCTTGGACAACTGTATCTTTCGGCGCTCTTATCAACAGATTCGACGTTCTTGCTGCTGCCGTAGTTCAAACTACTAAGGACGAATACGCACCTAACGCAATCCTAATTAACCCTAGCGACTACCTTGCTTTGGTTTCTGTTAAGGAGACTGCTGGAGCGTATATCCTACCTAGCTACGTTTCAATGACAGGTGGACAAATGTTTATCATGGGCGTTCCTGTTTACTCAATCAACGCGGTTACTGCTGGCGATTTCTTCGTTGGTGACTGGGCGCTTGGTTCTCAGTTGTTCGTTCGTCAAGGTGTAACGCTTGAGTTCTTTGAGCAAGATGCTGACAACGTAACGAAAAACTTTGTAACTGTACGAGTGGAGGAGAGAATTGCTTTCGCGGTTTACAACTCTAAGGCGTTGGTTTACGGAAGCTTTGCCGCTGCTCTTGCTAACGGTTCTGGAGCTTAATTTTCATAGGTTAGTTTTAGTTGAAATTCCCGCACAATTTTGTGCGGGTTTTTTTATTTATTTAAAAATCAATAGGTTTACAATAAACCAAAGTCAAAATTTATGAATATAGTTTTTTTTGTACACTCGTGGGCGGGAACTCATAACTCTGGTGCGGAGTGGACGGTTCAGCATTACGCAAAATATTTGCATCAAAAAGGATGCGATATAAAAGTTATTTTACCCGAAAATGAGATTTACCCGGACGGCGAAAAGTTTGCGTTTATAAAATTTATAACCGGTTATTATTCAAACGATTTTTTTTTAGCATTGCAAAACGCTCACGTTGTATTTACACATTTGGATAGTACAGGCGTTGCAATCAACTGGTCGAGACATTACAAAAAGCAATTAATTTTTTTAAGCCACAACGACAACGATTATAGAAATTTAAGATTTAAGGCGCACAACATTCACGTCGTTTATAACAATAAAACAAATCAAAACAACATTAACGGAGGTCCTTACCCTAACGACTCAATTGTTTGCAAGCCGCCAATATTTCCGGAGGACGTAAAATATAACCGCAAGCATGGGCAAAATGTAACGCTGATAAATTGCAACGAAAATAAGGGAGGTAAAATCCTAGTTGAACTTGCAAAAAGGCTACCTAAAATTAAATTTCTTGGAGTGCTTGGAAGCTACGGCGACCAAATTATTGACGACACGTTAAAAAATTTAAAGTATGTTGCCCAAACTCCAGACGTTCATTTGATTTACGGAAAAACTAACATTGTTTTAGTGCCAAGCGATTACGAGAGTTATGGTCGTGTAGCCTTGGAAGCTGCTATTAATAGGCTACCGGTTATTTGTACGCCTACTGACGGATTAAAAGAATGTTTGGGAGCGGCTGGCTTGTATTTTGACCGGGATGACATTGACGGCATGGCAAATAAAATACAGGAGTTAATGAGCGACGAAATATTGTACGATTTCCACCAAAACATTATGCGCAACCTTGCCGACGAGCGGTTAAAATATCAAGAAGAAGAATTGGAAAGGTTTTATACCTTTATCCTTGACAAAGCAAAAAAACCATACAATGAGTGATTTATTATTTACACCTAGCAACGGTTCATTTACAGGATATTCGGTAGAATTAACGGAGGGCTCGGTTACTGAACCAGTTACATTGCAAGAGGCAAAGGATTACGCACGAATAGACGGCAGCACAGAGGACACGTTAATAACTAGCCTAATAAAAATGGCTCGTATTCATTGCGAATCATTTACCGGCAAATCCTTAGTGCCAAAAACCGTAACAATTACGTCCTTTACCTATCCATATCAGTTCCAAATGCCTTATGGACCGCTAACAAATAGCGCAAATATTAGTAAATGCGTTGTGTTAGACGAGAATGGAGTTGAAACTTCGTTAACCTACCAAGTTAATACCGGTCTTTA